ACCATCGCAACATCCGTTGCTAGTTGATTTTGAGTGTCAACTACACTACAAAGGTCCGGTTTTGACTGCGAGTCCGGACTTGAACTCTTATTATTTACATTAGAAGCAATATATACAATCTGTCAGCGAGCCAAGCTAGACAGAAGGTAAGCACATGTGTTGGTCGAGAATAGCCAGGTCAATAAGATCAATGGCCTGATTCTCATATTCGAACTGGTCAGCTTGTGCTTGATAACCGCCCAGTTGATAGAATTCAATAGCGGAAATGAATTCATAGGTTGGTTCTGTAGACTCCAACAAACTCCATAGCACATCGCGACCAAGTAAGTCGCGCAGGGGAGAATTATGGATCTGCAGAATCATCCATGCTTGTGACATTTTGCAAACACGATAGTACGTCCTTCGTACCTCATCGGCTCGCTCGCCAACAGATAGCCGCCCATACCTGCTACGATCGCTCCCACGGCAATGAACCCGGATAGTCTGCCCCTCATTATAAAGCAGCATCCGCAATTCGTAGCCAACACACCTCAGGGCCACCCCCCGAAGTGAAACTCGACTCCTAAAATCCTGAGCCTCAGATGGAATAATTAACAAGACTGAGCGCATACGGTTCCTCCACACACTCAACTCATTCTTAAAATCGACAACATAATTTGAAAAATCAATTTGCCCGTTCCTGCGTTCAGACTTGACCAACAACACATAGTAAACCCACTCGGGCACATATCGCAACACTGGAGCATATTTCTTTCCAGATTGCTGTACCATCTTTTCCTTATTGAGGTATCTCTTCCACTTGATATCTTCATACCAATGAACGATGCTTTCGACCACCTCAAACAAACGCTCAAACACCCACATCCATGACTTCCAAAGGATGAACGGTAATGTGCGGAAGAAGTTCCAATGCTCACGACCTAAGCCACCAGCATGGCCTCCCCAAAACATCAAAACGTTCAGCCCAATCGTTAAGGCCAAGGACAACATGCTATGCACTTCTTCGTCTGTAAGGGGTTGGTCGTACACAACGCGGCTTTCCGCTCGCATGTCACTTGATTCAATCCAAATGTCCGATATGGCTTGAGTGTTGTTGTACCTTTCAACAAAAGATTCATATGTGGGCCACTGTATAAACGCAGAGGGTTGTGGATTCATCTTCAAATCCATGGCACTAACAATTTCGCGCAATTGTGCCTCTATCATATCAAATTCCTCTCGACCATGCAAGAAGAACTCAGATAAGGCACCTTGAACAACATTGGCCAATAGTTCACCGTCACACAAAGGAGTATTCTTCTTCTTCATGTGTAACGACTTTGAT